GCAGTTTGCGCTTAAAGATTTGCTGTGTGCCCAAATTTGGATGGACTGGCGGCAATGTCTTAGGAAGCGTCTTAACCTTCGCGCGAAGCACAGTCAGATCAATTTTTCTAACGCAGCTGCCGCATCACGATGCCATTGAGCATCCGCCTTCCAAGTGGCTGCGGCTCCATTGCCACCCGGAATTGATTTGAATTGCTTGGAACGCTTTTCACATTCCGCTGCGGCATCTTTTTGTTCTTTGATGATGCTAGCAACTGCAGATTTGCTGTTATGCTTGACTATGGATTTTGCCCAAGAATTGACATCACCACTGTCCATCGCACCATCTAACGCACGGCCATTCTCGAAAGAGGCGCGTGTCTTGTCCGAGTCATACCAGTCCTCAACTGTGAACACACCTTTGTAGTTTTCGTTCACGTGCTGGACATAACCCTTCTTGCTTTCCTCTTTGGCCTTGCGTTTCGCAGACTCAAGAGACTCATCCATTGCCAAAATTGTCTGACGATCAGAACGGAATTTCAGCTCAGCAGCAAGATCGTTGGACATCAATGTCTCCAGGAATGAAGGGGGCCACCAGTGATGATGCCAGCAGCCCCCAGGGAGAAGATCGCAGCAGCAGTGATCATTCCACCGGCTGTGATCGAAGATGAGGCCAGCAGTGATACGTCCACTGGCATCATCATTTCATTACGACGCAGGAGGCGCGTCAGGAGCCGGTGCCGGAGCCGGTTCAGGAGCAGGAGCGGGCGGATTGACCGCAGCACTCAGATTGGCCGCAAGCGCATTCAGCTGAGTCGCAGCCGCTTCCATCGCAGCCGGGTCAGGGTTGTTGGAAGCGGCTGCGACTTGAGCCGCAAGAGCCTGGATGTCCGCAACAGCCGCATTCACCGAATTGGTGATGTTGGTGACTGCCGCATTCAGATCGTCAATTTCCTGTGCCATTATATCAATCCTCTGGTTGGTGACTTCGATCATCTGCATCAACCGGCGTTCACCGGGTGTGTAGATCACGCAATGAACAAAGCGTCTGAGATGTTCCCTCATCATCATCGTTTGCCCTTATTTTTTGCTTTTCGGCTTTTTGTCTTTCGCGGGTTTTTTCGCTTCGGTTTTCCCAGTCCCAGGTTTTTTCGCACTGCTCGCACCACCACCGGCTTTTCCTCCGGCATCGGGCTTGATTGACTCTTTGATGTTTCCTGGTTCCATTTCCATTGGTTCGGGAACATCATCGGGATCAATTGGCCCATACGGCGCATCAGGGTCATCAGCGATCCGCTGACGCGACTCAGCAGGGTCCAAAATGCCTTTGTCGATGTAAATTGCATCTGTTTCTGCCTCTGTCTTGCGCATGCCAGCTTGTTCCACTTCATCCATCTCCCACAGGGGCTCATAGATGAACGTCAAGTCAGGGTCAACTTTTCCCCACAGGTTGATCTGTGCCATCTTGAACACAGTCATCAAATGGGGCGTGAAGAAGCGTTCCTGATAGGCATGGATCGTGTCATAGAAGGCGCGAATTTCACCATCACTTGAAGCATTGAGACCAGCAGGGCTGATGCCCAACAACTTCACCAACGGAATACGAGAGATTGAGGCCATGTGCTCTTGTGCTTGGGCCTGCAGCTTATCGAGGGTACCAAGCGGCACACTCACATTCGTCAACTCTTCAGTGCCTTTGTTCAACACCATCGTCCCGCGATTGTTGCGGAGATTGTTGAACATGTCGATGCGATCCATCAACCCGGTTGACTGTCCCGGAGCGAGAGTGGTGTTCATGTCGGTGGACAACACCATCTGCGAGAATGCTTGGATCAGATCGTTAACAGATTGGCGGGTCTGGAGCCAGTTATCAACATAGGGCTTAGCCATCTGGGTGCGACTCAGCCCGCCAAAGGAGAATGCAGGTTTCAGCAAATCTGGAACCGGCATGGAGACGAATGTCAAGAAGCGGGATTGATGAACCTCGCGTGACATCACAAACCAAGAAGTGGGATTGTACCAAGTATCCTTCATCGGATCATTGGCATTGTAATTGGACGGATAACACCACACAGGCTCCACAGGCTTGAACGCGCGTAATGAGCCTTGCTTGATTTTCTTTTCGCTGAACTCGTCACCATTCCCAATTGGCTTCTTCAGCTCATCGGGATTGTCGGTGTCACCAGTGTCGATGTAGAGATGAGAGCGGCCAAACCATCCATCTTGTTCGCTGATGGTCTGAAACAGATCACGCACCCGGAGGCGTTTGAACTCATCCTCCAATTCTTTGATTTGTTCTTCCTGCTCTTCATCCTCAGACACCGATTGAATCTTGATCCAACGTCGTGTTGCTTCGGTGCTGATGACTTCGCTGATGAGGCGATATTCCGGGATTTGCGCCAGCTCAGACAGATACGCATAACCAAGGAACGTGTAGCCCTGAGAGAAGGCAGTGTTGTAGATTTGGTTAGCTGCCCAACCAATCTGAGAGTTGTTGAAGAACGCACTGTTGTCGTCCATCGCCAGCTTGGTGCCTTTAGGCAACACACCCGGTGCCGGCTCAGCAGGCATAAACATCTTGCGAGCAGCGTCCATTCCCATCTGCTCGTTACGACGTGACAAGGCCATTGCTTCAACAGATAGCCAAGCAGGCTTTGTCTGCTTCGTGTCTTTGGCGATCTTAGGCTTGGCAGTCTTTCTCACCGGCGCACAATCCGGCTAGCAGCCAGCATCTCAGGAGTGATGACCAGCGGTGTCTTCATCGGGAAGTAGCACATCATCATCGCATCCGCCATATTTGGTGACTTGGCACCTTCTGGTTTCTTGTCAACGAGCAAGCGTAAATCGCCGCTCTTTTTCATCACTGGCTGAGACAATTCACGCATCAACTGACGCAACCTAGGCAGCTTGGAGTCAATTGAGATCATATCAGCAACATTGAACTTGATGCCCTCAGTCCTAGCACGGTGAGTATTCTCAAAACGCCTCGCCAACTGCCACCAACCTTGGGCTTTCAAATTCGCATAGAAGTCTTTATTCAACGGAGTGTTGCTGTCGCCTCGTATTACATTCGTCTCCGGATCAATCGGGCCCATGCCCGCATCCCATGGAGAGAACACAATGTGCTGGTCTAGAATTTTTTCCTTCCAAAGCCGGTTGGCTTCAGACTTCACACCAGCACCGATGCCGCAACAATCATATTGGACAGCAATAGGAGTATCAAACCCAATCTCTGAAATAACATGGCGGGTTGCCTCACCAGTGTCGCCTTCGCTCCATTCTTGAGCGTAGCGCAGCACAACTCCCTTTCGCTTCACTAATGCGTGACTATCACCGCCTTCATCGTAAGGATCAAAACCAGCACACCAACCACCATTGTCACCAAACTGGAGATGCACATGCGCGTCAATCGCAGATTTAACCCACTCAGGTTTGATGATAATTCCTTGAAGAGACGCTGATGGATCACGATCAACTTCCTGCCTAAAGAGATGCAGCAACCCTTGATCACGCGCAGACTTCTCACGCTCATCGTGCCACTGCTGTGTCTTTGCTGGATGGTCAGACCAATCCATCGTAAAGACCCGTGTTGTGGCCTTCGGAAGCAGCACACCAGTACTCCACTCAACACCCGCTTCCTTCTTGCGGTCATAAACGGTGCCCACACCGTTGCTTGTCGAGATGTCTATCTGGACCTTGGTGTTGTCGCCAAGTGCCGCTTCAATTGACTCAGGATGCTCATAGTGAGCAGACTCATCCTTGAAGTAAATCGTTTTGCGGCCACCACGTCCGATGTTGTCTCCAGCCTCACCAGTGATTGTCGATCCGTTCGCAGGATTGATCAACCTCATATAGAGCGAATGGTCACCAAACGAGAAACCAGCAGGTAGCATCCAACGCGGTAATTCACGCAGAGCCATTCGCATCTTCTCAAAGATGCTGTCTGGATCACCGAGTTTGTCCACCAATTGTTCCTTGCGCGATCCCCAACCAATGGAAGAGCCGGGACGGAACAACCACAACCAAAGTGAGAAGGCACAGCACACCCACGTCGCACCCATATCGCGGGACTTGTCGATCAATCCATTGGCTTGCTCGTTCATACAAGCCATCAGAAAGTTGATCAGTTCCTCTTGGCGCTTAAACATCACCATCGGAAGCTTGACAGGCAACGTGTCTTCAAACGCATTACGCGGATCGTAGGTAATGAACCACTCATTGATCCAAGCAACAGGATCGTTTGAGTACTTCATCATCGCAGCAGCGCGTTTTCTCTCATCCGAAATGCACTGTTGGAGTGTTGCTGCTCGCCATGAGATGACTGCAGCATAATCGGGAGGCCAGTGATCTTTATCGAGTGTTGACGGCTGCATTAGAGTTTGCGATCATCTCAGAATAAATTTCTGCTGCTTCCTTTGGCGTCATCTTGCCACTGATCTTGGGTGTGTCTTCCGATGACTGCTCACGGAATTGCACATTGGCCAAACGCGGGTGGATATATGGAGCAGCATCCACTGCGCAGTTTTGAGCCTTCTCTCGCCAGTCCCAAAGACGATTGATCGTCATATTCACTTCACGAATGAGAGCAGCATCACCAATCTGCTGCGCACGCGGCAAAATCTCATCCTCGAATTTGCGAACGGTTTCTTCACCCTTCTCCGTGAAGTACACCATGTTGTCAATCATCACCTCAATTGGTGACTTGCCTGCAGCCTTCGCATAGGCAACAATGTGGCTTCGATCCGCTTGTGTCAGTTTGTTGACTGAGCCTTTGGGACGGCCACCAGGCATTTTGACATTACTCCATGATTTGATTACCAACGAAAAAAGTTTTTTGACAGTTAATAACTGTTCGCTGTGCTCACGCTCTCCGCTTTGCAGCAGAGTGCGCCACCCAGAAGAAAAGCCCCAACGCGGGGCTCACATCATCTTCTGAATCTGGTGGCCTTTGAGCTCAACTGTCAATTGACGCCCAAAGAATGCAATCGTTGCCTCAACAGCGCCTTTGATCTTGCGAACAAAGGTACCTTTGTGCCCAGTAAATGGACCGCTGATGATTCCAAAAATCTCATTCTTGTCAAACCAAGGGAGAACATCATTGCTCTCAACCTTGATCTCAAAATCGCCGTAGCAAAGACGACGTTCAAATTCATTCATCCAATTCTGAGGCACAGCAATTGGACGCACCAAATGATTGGGGAGCAATTTGCTCACACCTTGCGTCTCATTGACGCGCGAGAAGTCCTCATCACAATCCCAAAGCTTCACAAACACATAACCAGGCAACACAGCGCGGTAATAACCATCGTGTTTGATCTCAGGATACAGGTAAGCAATTCCATTGTTGCGGAGATTGGTGAGAGCACGCTTGGTGTCTCCAGCGCGGAGTGCGGCAATGTACCAATTTTGGTTTTCGTCAGCCACCCAAATCCACCCGAAGCGGAACACCCAGTAGCGTTTCTTGCCCCAAATTTCATTTTTTGGAAAGCCCCCTCCACAAAAAATTTCTGACCTCATTGCTGAAGTTGTCATCTTTGGGAAGCATCTGACAATTCACACCAACAACAAATTGGTTCAAGCGATAACCATCCAACATGTGTTTTGCATGAAACAGAATATGCCTAATATCTTTCCCGTCCTTTATTCCAACAGAGAATGCACTCATGTTGCCTGCGATCCCAAACCGCGTGTGCCACGAAATTTGCGCAGGTCGAATTTCCTCAACAGTCAAATTTCCTTTGACAATGGAGCCTCGTTTGAACTCCAGCGGCAAAATCCAATTTGGTTTGACGATGACCAATTGACAATCTGGATGCCCGGTCCCGCTCCCACGCGCTGGCTCAAAGGTATCATACCAACCATCCCACCGCTTCAGAAAATCTCTTTTGACATCTCGCTCAAGAACCATAGACCCTCATCCCAATCTCTTTCCACTTTCCACACTTACACATTTTAAACTTCCCTAAGGGTAATTTTCTCTCTCTCTAAAATTCTCGCGTAGAGTATGAATCCGACTTTTCGTGGAATTTGGAAAGTCCATCTTTTTCTGGTCTTTTGAGCTGGTACAATCATCAATTCATTCAGACCAATGACATCAGACCAATATCGCCGCCAATTCATCCTCAATTTTGGAAAGTGGAAATTCAATTTCACCACCCTCAAAATGACAGAGGCAGCACTTCATTCGATGTTGTCAAATGCTTCGACAGATACTCCCTTTTCAATTTATCATCCTCAATTTCCTCGAAACCTTTTTCAAAATCCTCATTGACAATGACATACTGCAACCGGCCATCAACAAACATCCGTTTCTTCAATGTCAGCGCACCAACCTCCTTCATCGCACGCCTCAAATCCGCGTCACTATCAAAGACCTTCGACTTGACAGCCCGCTTGACATAGCTCTCAACATCCTTCATTGCCAGAGCCTTCGGACCAGAGAGCCTGATCATCGCAACCGCCAAATCAGTCGCCTCCTTTTGGGCCTCTGTCCGCGAAGCCTCAATCAATTCTTTCTTCTGAACAGTCATTGGAGCGCGTTGACCAATCAGCACATAACCCCCGGTCCAATTCTCTGCCCACCACTTGATGATCTGCAAGCCACCACTCTTGATCCAGCGATGGAACTTGTCAAACTTCGCATCTGGCCAACGCTTCTCCGTCACCTCCGGATAAAACCAACGGCGGTCATCATCCTCCATTTTGAGAGCCTGTTTCGAGTTGGAGCAAGCAAAGAAGTGGCACCAATTCTCAATCGTATATTCCTTCTGGAACTTCTGATTGATCCGCACAGATGTATCAGTGATGAAACTCTTCAGCTTATTGTAAGCCTTCCACGAATGACCGGCATAAATCTCTCCAATAACAGCCAAGCGTCTCTGTGCAAGCCATTCATTGAAATCACTGTTCGTAATATCTGTTTCAGACGGATGGCTCACATTGTTGATCCCAACAAGCGGCGCAAGAATATGCTGACCAAGTGTCGTCTTGCCAACACCTTGCGTCTCACTCACCAGCAACACTCCATATTCCATGTGAATGTCCGGCCTCGCAATGAGCGTCGCACACCAACGCAACATCTCATCCCTATCCTCTTTCTTAGGGAACATATAATCCATGAAATCCAGCCACGGTTTGGGATCACCTTCACTGGCCTCAATAGTCGAAGGAATATGCAGATTGATTGAGGACCGTCCCTGGTTCACAATCATCCGTTCCGGAATGTCCGGCCTGTAGCAAAGGCTAGTCTGCCGTCCATTATAGGATTTATGCAACAACTCAGTTGTCACACTCACATGCGAGAATGCCTTCACATGGTTGTTGAATATCTTGTCGTTCATAATGTTGTCAGGCATCTCAGTGCAGATAAACAAATCTGCGCCCTCAACATAGGCCCACAATTCCTTAAAATGGGAACGCAATCTTGGTACATCTTTCCCCTTTCCCTTCGGATTGGGGATCATATCAGTGGCCCATGTCGCAGGGTGCTTGCATTCGCGGAAAGACGGCCCAATGTAAAATCTCTTGCCATCAACCTCTTCAAACATCTTCTTGGGCCACTCATCAGCCATATCAAAAGTCGCTGGCCATTGCTCTGAGAATTGAATAGAGAAAGTAGTGCAGTGCAGCATCCGCGCAATATTAGGAATAACAGAACGTCCAACACTGTCATTGTCCGCAACAATGTAAGCATACTTGATGCCTTCACGCGTCAATGGGCTCCAATCTGTTCGCTCCGGAGAGAGCGCACCACCCGTCCATCCGACATGCGCAGCACCACTCATCTCTTTCTTCCAAGGGAAAGCGTTCCACGCATCACGCGCTGACTTCGTTTCTCCCTCCATCATCCATTGCATATGAGCAGCAGCCTTCGCGCCTTCGTGAATAAAGACTGTGCTCTGGTCCTTGATCCCTTGCAGCCCCCACAAGGGCAACCGATCAGGCTCCATCTTCCTCCACACTTCATCATTCCAGAAAGTGTAAGGAAC